TCTTGCTCCTCGTGACACGTTGGCAGCCGTTCACTGCGTTGCACATTCGTCCCCTGCCAGGGAACAGGTTAAAACTCTACGGTCGAACGGCCAGCGGTGCTAGGCAACTCAATGCCTTCGTTATGCACACCTGTCTCCATAACCACAACGCGGTCTTGGATTTTACCGTTCTGACAAACCTCGAAGGTGTGTGTTCCGCCATCAGAACCAGACCCCACAACCACATAATCAGGGTAAGACTTCGCGATGGCTTCCTTCGCCGCAGCCAACGACGAGAACAGGAATGGGACACCTGCCCATTTGATCATGTAGATAGAGTCATTCATTTCGTTCCTCCTTTTGTGTGATTCACACGAACTGGTATCTGTAGTTTCCTTCCATTACCCGATACCCATTGGTCAAAGAAGGACGCGATCGTCATCTGGCCTTCGTCTGGCTTCTCTGAGTCGTACATCAGTTCGAATTCAGGCGGTCCAATGCCAGTGAACATGCGTGACTTCATAGGTCTACGCTTACGTGTTGGTCTTACTGCTATCCGACGCCTATCACCATCCTGACTCATATACCATATTTCAGACAGACGCCATGTGTTGTTACTTACTAACTTACCACCTAACATGATGGTAACATACTGCACATTGCCTTGTTCATCCGTGAACGGATCGTTCTCATGAGCAGTTACAATGACGTGAACGCCGTGCTTGGCTGTGACACGCAGAAGTCCGGTTAACACTTCAAGTACGATCGCATTGCGTCCACCATACGCACTCAACCCTGGAGCCTCGATGGTCGGAGTGAAGTTCCTACCTGCTCCAAGACGCATAGCTACCGCCTTCTGCAACGCACGAAATGCAAGAGCCGTAACAGAGTCGAACACAACCGTCTCGATACTTGGATTGTCCGCCAGTACTTGATCCAAACCAAACGGGTTATCGTTCTGTGCGTGTTTGAAGAAATCGTCGTATCCCATTGCGGAGAAGTTCGCGACCATAACATCAGGGCGATGGGACACACTAACATGCTCCTGATCTCCTAAACTGATCCACAACTTCTGCCCTGGAGCCGTAGCCGACAGGGTAGTCTTGCCACATCCTGCGTCACCCCATAGGAGTAACGCTATCCTCTTAGGGGTTTCCTCTCCCTGTGTTATTGGGACAGGACCCAACATTTGCGTTGGTTTCTTGTTGAGCACCGTAGCCTCCTCGCTTGTGTGATTCACACATCGTCATTCACCTATGGATCGTTCGGATGGACTGGGTTCCGCTGCCACCATCGACTCGTTAAAGGCGATCTGCCTCCCCTCCGCAGTGTCTGCGCAAAACTGTAGAAGAGAACACGTCCGGAAATATCGGTTACAACTATGCGTGTACCTCGCGGCGTGCTCGAAGTCATCCTTATACTTCTCATATGTCTCCGCCATCTCACGGAGCCAGGTCGCCCAATGCTGAATAGCATCTTCAGTCCTTTCTATGGGCTCGAACGGGTAGCAGTCTTCACCCCTATTACTCGGTGGTATTTTCAATCCTGTGACGCGACTCCGTAGGGTACGAAATCCAAACACCGCCGTACTCGCTGCACAATAGCCTGTGATCTGATGCTTCATATCGAATGAGTCTCGCCACGCTTGGCTGAGACGAACAGAAGTTTTATTCTCATCGAGGTAATACTGACCAGTAGGCGCCTTGATAACCAGACCGTCAATCGTTCCGATATACCTAAACTCTTTACTATCCTCAAAAGTAAGAGTAACATCAAACACTTGCTCAATCCCCACCATAGACTGAGGGTTAGACACATCCTCGATATAGATCGGCCAAGTCTCCATCCCATAAAGCCGTTCATCGATGTACACTATCGTTGCCAACTCCATGTTCGTCATGGTCCGCGTACGATCATTCTCGTCGTCTTTCCATCCAGCCGTGGCTAGTATGGAGAAACACAACTCCATCAACTGTTCACGCTCGTCTGTGTAACTCACACAATGTTTCCAGCACTTATTCCATCGTGCTGCACCAAAGATACGCTTGCCTGTGTACTGTGCATGGTCGGGCAGCTTCTGTATCTCAGACAATTGCCAGATACGCACAGCAGCAAACATCTCATGCATCGTCGAACCGCACTCCAGCGCCATAGAGCGGGCCGCGGTCGGGTATCTCTTCTGTAGATGGACTACTCCCCACGTCGGACACGTTGCGATGTCTTCTAGTCGGGAGTTTGAGTACGGATGCAATATCTTCTTCTGTGCCGGTGAGGATGCGAGGACGGTCATCAACCGTGGTCGGTGGACTTGGGTCATCCGCCTCTCCGACCTCGACTTCGGCGGGAGTGTTAGGTTCGGTGATGTCGACGGGCGACGGGGTAAAATAGACATTGCAATAATCTCCTATCTGCTTTCTGAGCGTGCGCACAATTGTCATGAACACTTCAACATCGCCCTTCTGGTATCTCTCTATGAAGGCGTCCCTCAACCTGATCTCAGCTTCATAGAGCGCAGCTTCCTTCTTACTCTCAAAGAACGTACCATCTTCAGTCAGATATCCCTGTGTCGGTTTCATCGCGAGGCTCCGGCGGTTTCATTGGTGCATACAGGACGCGGAGTGCCTTGTAAGCATCGCGGAACAAAGACTCCATTAGGTCACCGCCTCTCAAGCGATCACCCTGTGCCTCTGTGAAACAGATCGTCGCCAACACTGTGAGACAAGCAGAAATAACCTCACGCTGCTCTGTCTGTGCCAAGTCAATGATGTACATGGCGATCTGCTTAGCACGCTCTACCTGTTTGGGCTCAAGCGGAGTTCCCTGAAGCGATGGGAGTTCTTTAGTTGTGTGAGTCACACTAGTGCTCCGTCTCTGGATCGTTGCGAACTGACTCAACCGTGGCGTGTTCAGAGTCTCGGTTCTGCATCCTCCTGATCTCCATCAGCGTCTTCTCATTCAAGCCGACGAAGCCGTGAATGGTATCAGCCATCCTATGAAGGACTTCCAGAGCACTATCGAAGTCCTTCATAATCTGCACTTGCGTCTCAAACATGCTGCTGAGCAGGTACATTGCCTGCTCGCTTAAGTGTGCGTCTGCGAGACGCCTTTGGAACTCGTTGTGTTGCATCACATATCCTCCATCAGTCCTGCTTCATCCTTCAGCATGGTGATCGCTGCAACACGTTCCTCACATGCATAGATTGCACGCTCGCAGCGATCCAGTTCCTTAGCCAACATCTCATACTGAGCCTTAAGCTTGCGATGCACCTTATCCTTCTCGATCTCAAGCTTAAGGTTCTGGCCAGCAACGTACTCGATTGCTGATATGATACGTCGGTCACGGATGGCAGCGATCCGCTCCTCCAACTCGGGGATTGGTATCTCTGTGATCTCAGGCTGAAGCACCAGCGAACCGTTGCCCTTAGCCATCATGACCTCTCGATGATCTTGAGCTTACGCATTGGTTTACCTGGAACTTTAGCCTTGTCACATAGTTCAGCAGTCACACTAACCGGAACTTTGTATTTACTCTTAGCTAACAACGCACCGAGTTCCTCTACCTTGAACCGCCTGACTGGTGACGACACGTTAGCTACGATGCTAAAGCTCGGGCTGTCTGCGAGTTGGTGATCGCCTGTGTCGAGCGTATCGATATCAGGGATCACACCCTCCTTCTCCATCATAGCCCATACCTTTTCAGACTGAGCCTTCGCGTACTTCTCAACTTCGTCCCAGGCGTAGGCTACACCAATCAGCGCACCTTGGTTATGCTTTGCATCAGGGTTATTGATGTATTTACCAACAATCCCTGACATGAACCGGATGATGTCTGTTTTGAATGACATTAAAGCCTCCTCAGACTTTGTGTGAGTTACACAGACTACGAGTTAGATTTATGCAGCCTTGCACGCTGTTCGTTCATCGACGACACCATCGCCTCCGCAGTAGCGGTGAACGAAGCAACACGGTCGGAGAAACGACGCCCTTGTTCCAGTATACTATCAGCAAGAGCATTGGCTTCACCTCGTAAGGCTTCTGCCCTTGTGACGGCAGCCTCACCAATCTCACGGATTTGGTCTGCCGTTTCGATGCTAATCTTGTCGATCCCTCTCGCACTCAGTTCCCCAATTCTTGATATGTCAGGAGGCCCGCCATTGCTAGGGTAAGAAGAAATAGAATGGCCACTATTACCAACGCCGCCTTGAGGGCGGTCACGGATCGACTGTTCAAGTGCATCGAGAGACTTCCTCTGTTCATCACGAGTCGTCTCGTAGCTATCGTCTGTCATTTGCTTGCTCCTCTTTGTGTGAATCACACAGCCTGCTTACGTTCTCTTGGTCGCTTGACTCGCATATCCTCCATCTGGTTGAGCGCATCAGCCAATCTAACCAGCGTAGCCCTCGGTACTTTAGATGTTCGGGAATGATCTGCATGATAAGGTATCAACCCGATGATATGAGTTGCAACTATGGCGACCGCCTCAAGTCGTTCGAGCCTATCCGCAACCTGCTCAAGCAGCGCCCGGTTCAGGTCTTCCGACCCATTCTCCAGACGTGAGGCGACTGCCCGTAACAACTTGGGCAGTCCCATCACAGATGTAAGCTGACTCACCTAGGCGGACCAAACACAATAGCCGAAGCCTGTTGCTTGCTGCAAGGCTTGCCAACGTTTTCCCAGGGATCATGCTCCCTGGTTCCTGTGTGAGTCACACGACGCTGTGCCTGCCACTCACCATTAGCTACGCTGATAACTCGGGTATCATGTTCGCCATAAATTGGATCACGTTCGCCACGCATTTGATCGCTCCTCAGCGTTG